AAATAACAACAAGGTAAAATTGACATCGATAAGCGACTCTAAAGACGACACATTTAAATTTAAACTTCGCGACTATTACATAAAGGCGTCATACAACTCATTTAATGATGGCGATTTCGATTATTCGACATTGAGTATGGACTCTTGTTTATATGTATTATCGCGCGGATGTCGGTTTGTCGATTTTGAGGTATATTCTATTGATAATGTACCTGTAATCAGCTCATCATCGCAAAATGATTATACGAATAAAAAATCACAAAACAATATTCCAGTGGCGGATGCATTTGAAGTATTAGGAAGTTACGCATTCTCGTCTGCAAAATGCCCGAATCCAGAAGATCCGTTTATTATTCATATGCGTATTATGTCACAAAACGTGACAATGTACAATAATTTAGAAGATATTATTAAAAACAGTAAAGGTATTGCAAGTCGATTGCTTGGTCCGAAATATGGTAGAGAGTATCAGTCGAATGATTTAGGCAATGAAAACATCGAAGATTTCAAGGGGAAAATTATTATCATCGTCGACGGGACGAACCCTGTTTATAAAAAGACCGGGTTTTATAAGTTTGTAAATATGAGTTCAAACTCGCTCTTTTTATCAAAGAAATCGTTTTTCGATGTACAAACACGAATCGATTCGCAGCAATTTAAAGAGGCGAATAAGAAAAATATGTCTCTTGTATTACCAGATAAAGCTGCTAAACCCAAAAATGTCGGACACAACGGTCCATTTACGTGGGGGTGTCAAATTGTTGCAATGTGTTTTCAAGAATCGGCGCGCGATGAGAAATTAGACGCATATGAGGGCGCGTTTAACGGGGTTGGTTTTGCGTTTATACTTAAGCCCAAGGATCTTCGATACATTCCTATTACAATTGCGCCACCTGCGCCACCGAACCCGAACTCATCCTTCGAGGGCAAGCCTGCATCTGCTCCTGGAATTGGCGCTCTTCCACCGTTTTAGGCTCGGGGACCACGCCCGTCCACGCGCCCACGCGCCCACGCACTTCCCAGTATATTTTATATGTTTATTATACATATAAAATGCATCCACCGCATTATTTAGATAAATTAAAACACGAACACGATGATAAATTATCATATGATGAGAAGGAACTCGAAATTTTAAGAAATGCGGTTGACCTTGTTGAATCCCGCAAAGGAAAAGAGACGATGCGCGATCCGGAAGTGCAAAAAATAATTGAAATGGTTGAAAATTTCATCGCTGATAAAAAGCTGGTTTGTTATGGCGGGACAGCAATCAACAATATTCTTCCAGAAGATGCGCAATTTTATGACAAGGATATTGAACTGCCAGACTACGATTTTTATTCTGATAATGCGCTTGAGGACGCAAAGGAATTGGCCGATATGTATTATAAGGCCGGATATGAAGATGTGGAAGCAAAAGCCGGTGTTCATTTCGGCACCTATAAGGTTTTTGTTAATTTTACAGGTATTGCCGATATAACCCAAATGGCGCCCGAGCTATTCAAGGCAATTTCAAAGGAAGCCATTATCAAAAATAAGATTCGATATGCTCCGGCTAATTTTCTTCGGATGGCGATGTATCTAGAGTTATCTAGGCCAGATGGAGATGTTTCTCGTTGGGAAAAAGTGCAGAAGCGGCTCGTCTTACTGAATAAACATTATCCATTAAAAGGATACGACTGTGATAAAATAGAATATCAGCGTGGGTTTGAAAATGACGATGATGATGCGCAAAATGGTGTTGTCAATGAGTCGGTAAGTCACAAATCAAAAAAAAGTAAGACACGTAGTACTAGCCGCGGTGGCGGTGGCGGTGGCAGTGGCAGCAGGAGCCGTAGTGAGAGTCGTCGTCGTCGCCGTAATTATTCACAATTGCCGTCGCATACACCTTCTCGTGGTAGGTCACGGTCGGCTTCGCCTTCGCCTTCTCCGTCTCCGTCTAAGTCACCGTCCCCGTCTAAGTCACCGTCCCCGTCTAAGTCACCGTCGGCTTCGCCTTCTCCGTCCCCGTCCCCGTCGCCTTCGAGGTCACAGTCTCCGACGAAATCCATACAAAGAAGTAGCACCAGCCACAATTCATATACAGTAGATGTTGCACGATTGTCATATTCAACCCAAAAAGAGCTATTAATGCAGCAAACCGATGTTTATAACATTGTTAGGAAGGTGTTTATCAAGCATAAGGTCGTATTTTTCGGCGGGTATGCAAATATTCTTTATTCGCGATATATGCCAAAACACCAACGCCGGCTTATTCAAAAAATACCCGATTTCGATGTGTTATCCGAAGACCCGCGCGTGGTTTGCGAGGATGTAGTGTCTGAATTGTTATTACATAATTATAAAAAAGTTAAGTATGTAAAACATAAGGGTGTTGGCGAAGTCATTTCAGAGCATTTCGATATTCGTATCGGCGATGAATTGGTTGCATTCGTATATAAGCCGCTTGCCTGTCATAGTTATAATACACTTCGTATTGAAAACGAAAATATCAGAATTGCTACAATCGATACTATGTTGAGTTTCTATTTGGCGTTTATTTACGCGGACCGGATTTACTATGACCAAAACCGCATCATTTGTATGTCGCAGTTTTTATTCGATGTTCAACAACATAATCGTCTAAAACAAACCGGTTTATTAAAACGGTTCAGTATCGATTGTTACGGGAAGCAGGAAACACTCGAATCAATGCGGTTTGAAAAGACGACCAAATACGAAGAATTAAAAGATAAAAAGGATAGTAAAGAATTCGAATCTTGGTTTTTACGGTATGTACCATTGGAAAGCAAAGAGAATAGAGCAGCGCATAAGAAAACGGTAAAAAAAATAGTCACTCGTAAGAAGTCGGCGGCATCCGCATCGGCATCGGCATCCGCATCGGCGAAGACCAAAAAACGAAACAATAAGTAACCGCCGGTTTACTTGAACCCTTCACCAAGCTTGTTAAATATCTTCATAATAACAAAAAACACCACTGCAAACATAACACTTGTGCCTGTCAATCCGGCAATATTGAAATTCCCGTCTGATCCAAACATTGACGGTAAAAAATGAAGCAATTGTGCGCGAAATACCGGCATCTGAAATATAAAATAAAGAACCCCGATAAGTATCGGTATTTGAAGATCAGTATAAATCGCTTCCAGTGTATCCATTCGATTCTCACTACGTCTATTATCGCGGATGATTCCTTCCATTGACGAATAATCACGAATGTAATCACGTTCATTTGGTGGTGGTTGTGGAATATAATTTGGCTTGATTTGTTCATCGTGTGTAAATTCATTTGGATTCATCGGGATATCTCTAGTAGGAATCATCGTCATACCATTTGCACTGGCGCGTTTAACACCCTGCATCACCTCATTCATTACATTTGGGGGAATCTGCTGCTGCTGCATTGATGATACCGAATCTACACTTGGTGAATATGCAAATGAATTCGCGCCGCCGCCGCCGCCACCGCCGCCACCGCCGTATTGTCCTAAATTAACATTTTGGCTACTCATCGGCAGGTCGTCAATACTTGTTGTATCGGCCATTACTTTTGTTTGCGAGTACTATTTACTATGAGCGTAATAAATTACGACGATGCAATATCTATTCTAATATATTTATATCAAGACTGATGAAATAAATATATTACGCAATAAGCCAGCCAGCCAGCGAGCATTAATGAAGCGCGACATCCTTTTTCGTAGCATCACATTTTACAGCCTTTGGCTTATACTTGTAACATTTATCGTCTAATTTGTATGTGTCCTTCTCTAAATCCTTTAAAGGAGGCGCGCGAAATGCGATGCAAGACCGATCCTTGCATACTTTACGAAATAAAGATGCAATTCCTAAACCTAAAACAATCGAAATAATGACACGTCCGGTTTCTGTATGAAGTAATCGTTGAAAACCCATTTTATTAAATACTGAATAAATAATAGTGTATTCTACTATATATTTAGATTAGAATGATTACCAGGAATACCGGTAATGCCAGGAAT